AACCGCCGTGCGAAGAAGGAAGACTATGACGCTGTGGATGTTATCCCGGTCAGTGACCCGAACGCAGCGACGATGGCGCAGAAGATTGTGCAGTACCAAGCGGTACTCCAGCTTGCCCAGTCCGCACCCCAGCTCTACAACTTGCCGCTTTTGCACCGCCAGATGATTGAGGTCTTGGGCATCAAGAACGCCGAGAAGCTTGTGCCGGTAGATGAAGACGCTGTGCCGACAGACCCTATACAGGAGAATCAAAACCTGTTGATGAGCAAGCCGGTCAAGGCGTTTATTGAGCAGAACCACCAAGCGCACATTCAGGTGCATATGTCTGCTATCCAGAACCCCCAGATTCAGCAGATGTTGCAACAGAACCCAGCAGCGCAGACCATCATGGCCTCAGCTATGGCGCATATTAATGAGCACGTTGCGTTCGAGTACCGCAAACAGGTCGAGCAGGCGATGGGTATGGCCTTGCCAAACGAGGAGCAGAACAAGCAGGTATCTCCTGAGTTGGCCGACCAGATTGCAATGTTGGCTGCGAAGGCGTCCCAGCAGTTGCTCCAGCAGGCACAGCAACAAGCCCAGCAACAGCAGGCTCAGCAGAAGATGCAGGACCCGGTGGTCCAGATGCAGATGCAAGAACTCCAGCTACGCCAGCAAGACTTGCAGCTCAAGGCTCAGAAGCAAGCAGCGGATGCCGCAGCCAAGGCCGACCAGATTGAGATTGAAAAGGCACGCATCGCAGCTCAGAGAGAGATTGCCGCTATGCAGGTAGGCGCTACCGCAGCCGCTGCACGAGATAAGGCCCAGAAGCAGCAAGAGACCGAGGGCATGCGTATGGGCATCGACATTGCCAAGAATAAAGCCCAGATGGTAGTGCAGAACGCACAGCGTATGGCGCAGAGACAACAACCACCTAAGAAAGGGTGAACATGGACAACGAACGGGTACTTAACTACCTTGCGAAAGAGATTGAACAATTACGTACCGACCAAGTCACATTTTTAGCGACTGGTCGAGCAAGCGATTTTGCCGAGTATCGGCATGTCTGTGGAGTCATCCGGGGTCTGACTCATGCGGAAACCATCGTTAGAGACCTCGTGCAAAGACTGGAGAAAATTGATGACTGAATTTGATGTCGCCGCTGTGGACTTGTCCGGCATTCTGAATACGAGTGCAGAAGATAAAGCCAAGCAGTTGCCTGACCCTAAAACCTTTCAACTACTGTGCGTTGTCCCAGAAGCTATGGAGGAATATGCGGACAGTGAAGTTGGGCTGATTAAGGATAGTAAGACCATGCACTACGAAGAAGTACTGACCCCAGTGCTGTTCGTGGTCAAGATGGGCCCCGACGCATTCCAAGACAAAACCCGGTTTCCTAGTGGGCCTTCATGCGCACTTGGTGACTTCGTTATTGTCCGACCCAATTCAGGCACCCGCTTGAAAATTCACGGGCGTGAGTTCCGGCTCATTTCCGACACCTCAGTTGAGGCCACAGTCGAAGACCCGCGTGGTATTTCCCGCGCTGCTTAAGGAGTAATGTATGCCTGAATACGAAGACTATGAATTCCCTGATGAAGTAAAGGCTAAAGCCGATGCTAAGGCAGAGGAAAAGTTTGAGGTAGAGATTGAAGACGATACTCCGCCCCAAGACCGTGGCCGCAAACCCGCGCCTCCGGTAGATGACCCCACAGACGACGAGCTGTCTTCCTACGACGAGAAAGTCCAAGCCCGCATTAAGAAGTTCACTCGTGGATACCACGACGAACGCCGCGCCAAGGAAGAAGCTCTGCGTGAACGTGAAGCCGCCGAGACCTTTGCCAAACAAGTGTTTGAGGAAAACAAACGCCTCCAGCATCAGTTGTCCACGGGTAGCAAAGCCTATATTGAACAATCCAAGTCGAGCGCAGAAAGTGAACTTGCTTCAGCCAAGAAGCGGTACAAAGAAGCGTACGAAGCTGGCGATGTGGACGCACTGACCGAAGCACAAGCTGAGATTGCCGAAGCAACCTTGAAAATTGATAAGACGCGCAATATGCGCCCTGTCGAAGTCGAGGAAAAGGAATATATCCCTGCGCAGCCTGCTGCACCGCAGCAACAGAAACTAACCCCCCGTGCTCAGAAGTGGGCAGAAGCTAATTCAGACTGGTGGGGTAAAGACGATGAAATGACAATGGCCGCTATGGGCATTGACAGGAAGTTGCAAAAGGAGTATGGTGCTGATTATGTGGGTACTGAAGAGTATTTCCGCACCATCGATAAAACGATGCGCAAAAGATTTCCTGAGCAGTTTGAAGATGCTCAGAGCGAAGAACCGGAAGAGGAACCTACACCTCGCCGTGCAACAAAAGCTACCGTTGTGGCCCCCGCCGCACGTAGCACATCGCCTAACCGTATTCGGTTAAAGGCATCCGAAGCCGCCACTGCGCGTCGTCTTGGGGTTCCTTTGGAAGAATATGCTCGTCAGGTTGCTTTACTTAAAAGAGGTTAAAAAATGGCTGAAGTTAAACAAAATCGTTTAGACCGTGAACTGGATACCCGCTCTGAATGGGCCCGCCCCGATATGTGGCGTGCTCCAGAAACGCTTCCACACCCTAACCCCCGCCCCGGCTGGAGTCATCGGTGGGTTCGCATCAGCTTTTTGGGTCAACCCGACCCATCTAATATCTCTGGAAAGTTCCGCGAAGGATATGAGCCCGTGAAAGCGGACGAATACCCCGAGCTAATGGTGCACGCCGTTGTCGATGGGCGCTTTAAAGGCAACATCGAAATTGGTGGATTGGTGTTATGCCGTATTCCGGCTGAGTTTATGGTGCAACGGGATAAGCATTTTTCCCAGTTGAACAAGTCTCAGATTGAATCGGTGGACAACAACTATCTTCGTGAAAGTAACCCGAAAATGCCTATGTTCGCAGAACGCAAATCTCAGGTTACATTTGGTTCAGGTTCTTAATTTTTGGAGTTTTTATGGCATATCCTACTGTCGATAAGACGTATGGATTCAAACCGGTCAACCGACTGGATGGACTTCCATACGCCGGAGCAATCCGTCAAATCCCCGTTGCGCCTGCTTACGCTACCGCAATTCTGAACGGTGACACCGTTGCGATTAACACTAGCGGCTACCTTGTCGCCAAAACTGCTACCGCTACCGGTGACAGCGTTGGTGTATTGGTTGGTTGCCAGTACGTTAATTCGTCCGGTCAAACTGTTCAAGGTCAGTACTACCCTGCTTCGCAGTCTACGTCTACCGCCATGGCCTTCGGCTATGTTGTGGATGACCCCAACGCTGTTTTCAAGGTTGTGGCAACCAATGGTCAAAACACCACCCCCGTGGCTTATGACCGCACAATCGTTGGTTCTAACGTGGCTATTTCGGTTAATACTGGTTCGACCACTACTGGTGATTCGTTCTACGGTATTGACGGAACTTCCGCTAACACCACCAACACCTTGCCAATTCGCGTAGTTGACGTTGTGCCTGATACTGCTACTGGCCCTGCCGGTGTAGCTGCCACGACTTATTACGAGTTCTTGGTCAAGTTCAACTTGCACCAATATACTGATACCACCGGTATCTAAGGAGTAATACAAAATGGCTATTTCACGCGCACAACTATTGAAGGAACTCCTTCCCGGACTTAACGCCCTGTTTGGTCTGGAATATGTCCGCTACGGCGAAGAGCATAAGGAAATCTACGAAACTGAAACCTCGGAACGTAGCTTTGAAGAGGAAACCAAGCTGTCTGGCTTCTCCGCCGCTCCGGTGAAGAACGAGGGCTCTGCAATTTCCTATGACAATGCACAGGAAGCATGGACCACTCGCTATAACCACGAGACCATCGCCTTGGGCTTCTCCATCACTGAAGAAGCAGTGGAAGACAATCTGTACGACAGCCTGTCTGCCCGCTATACCAAGTCTTTGGCCCGTGCTATGGCGTATACCAAGCAGGTTAAAGCTGCTGCTGTTATCAACAACGGTTTCTCGTCTAGCTACCTCGGTGGCGACGGCGTGGCCCTGTTCAGCACTGCTCACCCGCTGATTTCTGGTGGTACTAACAGCAATCGTCCTTCCACCGCTACCGACTTGAACGAGACTTCTTTGGAAGCCGCCGTTATTCAAATCGCTGGCTGGACCGATGAGCGCGGTTTGCTGATTGCCGCTAAACCTAAGAAGCTGATTGTTCCTACGGCTCTGATGTTCGTTGCTACCCGTCTGTTGGAAACCAGCCTGCGTGTTGGCACTACCGACAACGACATCAACGCACTGAAGAACAATGGTTCGATTCCTGAAGGCTACACG